GGACCGAAGTATTTCTTGATTGTTCTTAGGACTTCACCTTTACGCATTTGCTTTAGGCGAGCCTTAGAAAACTCGATGGCGGTTTTATTATCGGACATTACTGCATCCCTTGGGTCTGAATGCCACCCATCTGTGCGGGGGCTGTACCTACACGACCAATCTGAGCGTTCTGAGCCTGTTGCATCTGGAAGGTGTACTGACCAGCGTACTTCTGTAGTCTCGCAGCGAATGCCTCATCTGACTGTAGACGTTGGGCAACATCGGGCTGTTGAGAGTATTGCTGGATAACCTGCAATGCAATCTGCGCTCCAGCCGGGCGGGCTGGCATCTCGATTCCAGAGAATATCTTTGTAAGGTCATCGGTCACATCCTTGACCACTTGCTGTTGTGCTGTCTCTACTGGTTGTAGGACTGCATCAGCCATGACTGGGTCAATGGCAGAAGCAGCAACATCAAGTAAGCTGTCGACATTCATGCGACCGTTCGCATTGAGTTGATTCAAGGAAGCGAACTGCTGTAGCTTTGCTTGTACCGTTTCTGGGTCCGTATTCAATACATCGAAGTTAATCAAGATGTCGAAGTTCTCATCTGGGTTGCCCTTGTTGAAAACCTGCGGGTCAGGGATACCGGTAACTCGGAAGAAGACTTCATCCGGTCCAAAGCGTTGGAAGCACCTAAATGCCATACGTAGAACCTCAGCGGTATGGCTAAGGAACTTATCCACAAGGAACTGCTTACGAACTTGGCTCATTGCAGTACCCTCGTCCAAGCCAACAATCTTGTCGGCAAGGTTAGTCAAGGTGCTTTCTATTTCAATAGAACCTTGGTTAAACGCTGGTGTCGGAGCAAAGTCCAAGTCACCCTTGCGGCGGTACGGTATCATTCGTCCCGGACCCCAGTCAGTCGGAGCTTGTCCAACTGGATGTAAGATTGGGGGAAGGGTGGCTAGGCTGTTGCGGTCAATCCGAGAGTCACGCTCAACCTTTACTTGATTTTGAAGGCCACGAAGAAGACTCGGCATTGTCGGTGTGTCATACAAGCGTTTGCTGTCTTCTGATAATCGTGTAACCACAATGGGGTAATCTTCGTAGCCATTTAATAATTCAAACTTGGCATAGCCTGGAGCAAGCTCATTGCCATCAAAGTTCTTATGGAATACTGTGCAGTAAATACCTTCTGAGCCATCAACCTTGTCAATTAGGCGTTGGTAACCGTACACAATCTCGATGAGTTCTTCTGCCTCATAAGCATTATCAGTAAGGCTGATAGAACGGCGACCTTCTTGCTCTCGCTCAACGCTGTCAATATTTACGCCTCTGTACTTGTCGATAACGTGTTCAACGAAGTCAGCGTCCCAACCATCGGTGGTTACTTTGTTTTCCAGTTCCTGTGGGGTATAGTAAGTACGCCAGAAACAATACGGCGCACGTTGCGGGTCAGTTACATAAGGTGGGAAGAAGAAGTCACCATCCGGTGCTAGAGTCTTGACCTCCGGTGCATTGACCTGGCGGCGTACAACTGGAAGTTCAGTTGTGCCATTCTTACGTAATTCCTTGAGGGCTTTCTTGCAGCGTTGCTCGGTGACACCATCGAAGATGTTCTGCATCATGGCAACCAGCATCTCGTCTTCCTCACCGGACTCAATCGCACGGTACAAGTCCGGAGACATTTGACCAATCTGGGCTAGGTCAATCTCCTGCTTGAAACTTCTGTCTTCACGATGCCAGCCAACAAAGCTGATAAGAATGCCTCGCTCAAGCAGGTAGTTAGCACCGAGTTCCATCTCACGATAGAAGCGAGGAATGTACCCAGAGGATACCATCCACTTCAAGAATCCTGATACAAGTTTGCTGCGGGCGATGTCTCCGCTCTCTACTGGGAATGCACGAACATTCGCACGGCGAAGGGAGGACATGAACAAAGAAACAAGTCTAGTGATACGCTCATCAATGAGGTGGCACTCCGTATCGGATGCACCCTCCCAGGGAAATGCGTCAGCACCATGCTTGCGGTGGTCGCGGCTTTTGCCCGGCCACCAATTACGGCGGTCATCGTAAGATGAACGGCAAAGGTCAAAGTACGCCTCCAGTTCTGTAACAGTCTGGTCGTATGCGTAATTTAGAGTTTTGATATCTGGCTCGTCAGAAAGATACGTAAGAGCCTCGGAAACAGAGTCACTTCTCATTTATTTTTTCGGGTATTGATTTTATTACTCTTCGGATGTAAGTCTTCGAGACTCCGATTTTATCATATAGGTCTTCAGTTGACATCGGTATCCTAGTCTCGTGCTTTACGTACCGCTTCAATATTTCAAAAGCTGCGAATCTATCAGAGTTTTCCCTGCACCATTTCTGGCTTAGGGTCTTATCCGAATCCCCAATATTATACCCGTACATACCGATAACTTACACCATTGTTGTCCTCTATGCCCTCGAAGTGAATACTCTTTCCAATCATCTTACCCTGGTGTCTTCTTGGAATCATTACCGGTACTCGCTTACCAATATCTTTATTGTATACGTAATTATACCTTGGGTTAGGGCATTCCTTCAGAACCTTACCCTTGTATGTCTTCGGCATTATCTCTGTAATAAATAATCCCTCCTTGATAATACTCTGTCCCTCTTCGGAGACCCAAGTGTTCTTACCTTTACCTGTCAGAGATTCTGGGGGTAGTTTCTCGTGGGCAACTTCAAGGGCTTCCTCAAACGGAAGCTCGTACTCTTCTGCTAGTTTTGTTAGTTTTACTTTAGGCATATTCAATATCCTCCTTTTTTCGTCATGGTTGTTTCCAAATGATAATCTGCGAAGTAGTCCGGTCCGAGACCAGCGTTCGACATTCTTAGATACCTGAGTGCATCAAAGAAGTCCTTTAGGGCTTCGTCTTTTTTTCCAGCGGCATTGTAAGAGATGATACTCTCGATTAGGTTTCCGCAGTCCTTGTGTATATAGCATCTGGGTCTGTTCGCCTCATCAATCTCGTAGTTTGGGTTATACGTGAACCACTCGTCCAAGGCGGTACAACCTATGGCTTCGGTCTGTCCATCAGACGGAACGAAGGATAAGCCGTAATCATAAAAAGAAGTAAACAAGTCCACGTTGCTTTCATTCTCCTTTGCAAAGAAGCGAGAGTCACCGATACGCTCGATAACCTCGATGCCTAGCTCTTCCTCAATCTCATTGAAGAGTTCAACATAAGCAGCGATATCAAATCCCAGTTTCTTTGAAGCTGGACCGTATCTCCACTTCGGGTCCCCGAACAATGCCCACTCACCGTACGTGTCCCTGTCCGGCCACTCCCTGCGAATGAATACCTCTTCGTTCTCTGATACACCAGCCCAGATGGATACGTAGTTTCTGGCAAAGGCGGGGTCAACAACCTGATACCAGGCTAGCTCCTTCTTGTCCGGGAATGTCATACCGTACTTGTTTGGCGTTTCTGACAGTACGTTTATCTCTGGGCTGAAGTTCGGCAGCAGAGAAGTCATTGACTTAGTCGGCAGTCCATAAGCCCGGACCATTACCGTATCCTCATTCGCACCACGTAAGTCCTTAGCGATACGGTCATAACCACCGAACGGATTCTCGTCTGAGTGCAGGTACACTATTCCGGCATCCCTCTCTGGAGAATATTGACGTACTGGTACGGTACGGTTCAATAGCTCGGCGCGCTTAGTTTCAAGTGTCTCCGCGCCTCGCAAGTAGTCATTTACAAAAGGGGTGTACCCATCTATAGGTGTAAAGCCAAGAAGCATCTTGCTGTTTCGGGTGGCAAGTCGGAAGCGGAGAGTATTAACTAGGGCAGCATCACCCAAATATTCATCCAGCCATGCACCGATGTTCAGTCCTTGCGGATTCCGAAATCCGAATTCAAAGCCTTCCAGGATAGTCTGATTATTACTGAACTGGGTATACGTCTTAAAATCAACGCGCGTTCTCGTATCAGGAAATATAAACGAAGAGCCGGTAAAACCATTTTGCATAGAAAAGTTAATGTACCCATCAATGCTTTTGGTTTTTCGTCTGAACTCCTTGGGCATCATCTCCCAAACCGCAGCTTGCTGTACCTTTACTGATGTATCAGCATTCTGGGAAAAGCAAACGACATGACCATCTTCACTCTCGGTCACAGCCTGCATTACCATCTTGGCACACCCGGTAGTCTTACCGGACCGGTTACCGCCGAATGTAATGACCTCATCGTACTCACCCAAAGCTGTACGCATCCTATCCCACCCGGGCAGGTCAAAGCCATGACGGAGCGGGTCCTCCAAAGCTGCCTCGATACGACCCTCGTGAGCCTGATGAATCTCGGCTAACATTTTGGGGTCTATATCCCCAAGGGCTACTATCTCCTCATCCGTGGGTGGCTTGAGGATTGGGTGCTGGGTGAACTCAAGCATTTAGTCCTCGTACTCGTCTGATTCCTCTACCTCTTCGTAGTCCCAATCCACATCAATCTCCTCGGTGCTAGCATCCTCCATCATCTCCCTAGCCAGCATCTTGCCGACCGGAAGATTCGTGTAGTCGTAGAATATATCCCCATCGTCATCCATTACAACGAACATAAAATTTGGGAAATGTTCAGCGAGCTTTGCTCGGACATCTGCGTAAACATCATCGTATTGTTCGTCAGTCATTGACATCTTTCACCTCCGTTGTTTCGGCATCGATAACCTTAGCCTCTTTTATTCTAGCACGAGCGGCATCCAACATGGATTCATAATCCTCCTGGGTGTATACCTTCCGCTCTTCGTTTATACTTGTTACTTCGCCACGAGCCGTAAGTGCCTCACGAGCAGCATTGGCCTTAGCGATTGAAAGCTCCTTGAGGTCTTTGAAGGATACCTCCATTTCGGGGTCTTCTTCCATGCGTTCACGCACTTTCTCAATTAAGTCCTCCTCTAGGCTGGAGAGGTTCAAATAGTTTTTGGCTGCAAGCCTACCCGATAACTCCCGGAACTTGCCGAGGTGGTCAGCGTAGTCAGTCAATACAGAGATAACAGTCTCCCTCTCGTATCCGTACTTCTTGACTAACCTGGTCTGGCTGTTGCCAAT